GGGTGCAATGTGGGACTCCACATTTACACGTAGTGTATGTGTTGTGTTGTTGTTGGGGGGAATTGTCACACACACAAATGTTACCTAGGATATATAGGATAATTACATCTTCCCAATGGTTCAATACACCCTCCCAGGGTACAAAACACCTATACACCCATTTGCCGAAAGGCGAATAGTATATATATATCCCACATCAAAAATCACGTGAAAAACGGAAATAGGAGAATAAGGAAAGAACTTAATAAATTTTATTGATATGAGAACTTCTTCCGTAGGAAGCAACAACCGAAGGGCGTTAGTTATCTACCAATACTAAACCTTTTTCAAAGGTTATCTGCGCATCAAAGAATATATATAATTCGGTGTAATAATTGTAACATACGTTACAAATTTAATGTAATTAATGGAAATACAAAAATAATTCTTGACATACACTTTTTAGGATGTTATTCTTTAATAGGGGGTTTCGCCAACGAGCGTACATAAAAACCTCAAAACATAAAAGAAGGTTTCCTAACGGAAACAAAAATACATAAGTAAATAACAGAAAAAACATAAACACGATAAGAAACGTTAAGAAGGGTAAAACACCTGATAAACCTTATGCCAAAGGCATCACGTATAGAAGGGTAAACACGTTAATAGCTTTCCAAATATGGAAGGTGGTAATAAAATGATAGAGATAAAAATAAAATTCAAGTATTTTAACTTTGAACTGTTAATCGGTAATACGGTTAATAATGACTCTCCTTCACCAAATCCTTGGTGGAAAAATAATAAGGGTGAAATACCCAATGAAGAAGATGAAGATATAATAGCAAATCAAGAAGAAGTTGACGAAGAAATTCATTGGAAAACACATATCTCCGAAATGGCTAATAAATACCAAACAGAACTTAATACACAAGCTATCCCTTCTAAGTCTAACTTAGATAGTATAAATATAAATAGGTCAGATGTATCCTCCTTATCGTCTGAACCTATTTTTTTACACCAAAATAAAAAAGATGTAAATGGTTTATACGCTATAAATATAGCTAATGATGAATTAAAGGATGTTTACAACGACTATCCAGATGTAGAGATAATAGATGATGAATATGAAAAACAACTATCGAGAGCTACTAAACGTGCGAACCAAAGATATGCAACATACAAAGATACACACGATATAGATTAGGGGGTAGATAATATGGGTAATGAGGTTGTACAACATGATATAACCAATCTTACGCAAGTCCAACAAAGGTTTATACACCTTTTCTTAACAGGTCAATATAAGAACAATCAATTGGCTCAATTACTTGATATACACGAAAACACTATATACTCATGGTTAAAGCGTGATGATATTAGAAGTATAATAACAGACTTCCAAAAGTCAGAGCATGAACAGGTTGAAAATAACCTCAAATCAATGCGTATGAAGGCTATGGCTAAGATGGGTGACCTAATGGATAGCCCAATAGATGGAGTTGCTCTACAAGCCTGTAAAGACGTTTTAGACCGTACTGGTCATAAAGCTAAACAAGAGATTAAGATGGAGAAAACAGTTAAGACGTTTGAAATGCAAATCAACGAATTAGCAGACAAGTTTATAGATGTATCAGATTATGAGGTGATTGATGGTGAGTAGACAACTTACTAAGCAAGAGCTGTTCATGTATAAGGTAAAAAACGATAGACCTTGGTTTATGAAGAACTTCCTTAAAATACGTGATAAAAACGCAAATCTGATAGACTTTAAAATCAATAAGGCACAAGAAGCCTTTGAAGAAGAGTTAAAAAAGTGTGAAAGAGAAGGTAAACTAAAACGCTTTATAATCCTTAAAGCACGTCAAATGGGATTTAGTACTTTTACAGAAGGACTAATATACCACGACACATCAACTAATCCTTTTAAAAACTCCGTAATCATAGCACATGAGGACTCTGCATCACAAAACTTATTTAATATGTCTAAGCTATATTATGAAGAAATGCCAGATATACTTAAACCTATGAAAAAGTACGCAAATGGTAAAATACTATCGTTTGAAAACCCAACAACAGATGATGGTGAGAAGAAGAAAAACCCTGGACTTAGGAGTAAAATAACAGTTTCTACGGCAGGTACAGTTGAGGTTGGTCGTTCTGGTACATTTCATAACATTCACGCATCAGAAGTTGCTTTCTTCCCAGATGCAAAAACTACAATGCTTGGATTGTTACAATGTGTTCCAGATGCAAATAATACTTTGGTAGTGCTAGAGAGTACTGCTAATGGAATAGGTGGTTACTTTTATGAACAATGGCAAATGGCAGTTAAAGGTGAGAGTGATTTCATTCCTCTGTTCTATCCTTGGTTTTTCGACCCATCATATACGAAACCATTCATTACTGATGAACAAAGGGAAGAGTTCTTACATGAAGTAGACTCTACTACACTTGATGATAAAGGTGAAAGAATACATACAGAAGAATATAATTTGATGAGAGAACACAATCTTACGTATGAACAATTACATTGGCGTAAATGGGCTATTAGAAACAAGTGTCAAGGCGATTTAGAGTTGTTTAGGCAAGAATACCCATCAACACCACAAGAAGCGTTCATAGCGTCTGGTAGACCTGTATTTGATATAGGTTCATTACGTAAATACTTGCAAGGTATTAGAGAACCAGAAAGAGGTTACTTACGTGAAACAGGTGGAAGAGTAGAATTTGTTAAAGATGAAAAAGGATATTTACACGTATTTGAACACCCTGTTCCTAATCAATACTATGCAATAGGAGCAGACGTTGCAGAAGGTACGTCTGATGGAGATTATAGCGTGGGTATGGTAGGTAGTGATGATTTTTCAGTTCATTGTATGTGGTATGGTCATATTGACCCAGACCTATTTGGAGTAGAACTAGTTAAATTGGCTAAATACTATAATCAAGCATACTTAGGTGTAGAGAATAATAACCACGGACTTGCCACTCTTAAATCAATTCAAAAAGAAGATTATTGGAATGTTTATTTCGCTAAAACCTACGATAAGATTGCAGATAAGATAACTCAAAAGTTAGGATGGAATACTAACACTAAAACTAAGCCTTTAATGATTGATAAGTTAAGGGAGTTTATACGTGAAATGTATTTAGATATACCATCTAGTATTATCATATCAGAACTATTAAGTTATATAATATGTGATGATGGAAGTACAAACGCTCAACAAGGCTCACATGATGATACCGTAATGTCTTTAGCAATAATGTTACAGATGTTACTTGAAGGTAAAGGTGAAACTTATGAACCTGTTGTAGTTGAGGAAAATGGAAGAAGAAGAACTAAAAAGAATGAGTATGATGAAGATATAATAGACCCATTATTTGATGGGGAAGATGAGGATGAGGTGGCAGAGTAATGGATGAACAATTATATGATATTGGTGAAGCAATAACTCTTATGGATAATGAAGATTGTGCAATGGCTAGGAAAGGTTGGAATGGTATAGGTATTTTTATCAAAATGCAAAAACCAGATAAATTTAGTAAAATGTCACAACGATATATATACATAGATACAACTGGTTTAGTAAGTGATAATATTGATGCTCCTAGGAATAGAGTTCCTTGGTTACCTAGTCAAACTGATTTATTAGCGAAAGATTGGGTGGTGGTTAAGTAATGAGTAATATAACCGTAAAACTAGAAACAATAAATAAGCTCATTGAAGAGTCTGAAATTATAGTTGAAACTAAGTTTGATAAGGTAACAGTTGTAATCGTTAAGCTAAAAAACGGATTTACTTTTGTTGAAGGTTGTGGTTGTGTAGACCCTGCTAATTATGATGAAGAGATAGGCAAAGAGATTTGTCTTGATAGGATAAAGAATGAGTTATGGAAAGTAGAAGGCTATAAGCTACAATGTGAGGTAGGTGAAGTATAATGGGTAAACCATATGTACCTAATGATAAAGATGTAAAACTGTGTGATTGGGTAAATACGAAATTTAAACAATCATACGTCGCAAAAGCACCACTTATGGAAAAGTGGAAGAAATACGAAAGTGCCTATCATGGAGATTATTTCAAAGATGAAAGCAGACCAGAGTATAAATCAAATCAAATAACAAATCATGTATTCTCAACAATAGAGTCGATAAGACCTATAATGACTGATAATGACCCTAAATTCTTAACAATACCTACTACACCAAATGGTAACGAAGTAGCAGGTGATATACAAGTAGCACTTGATTATGAGTTTAATAGAGAGAAGATGAATTTAAAGCTTTCATCACAATTACTACCTATGCTTATATATGGGACTTGTATATGGTTTTTACCTTGGGATGCGAAGAAAGGTGAAATGGGTGAAGTATCGTGTAAGCCTATAAATCCATTCAATATATTCCCAGACCCTTTAGCAGAGGATATAGAAGGTTGTGAGTATATAATATACGCTACATATAAACACGCTAATCAATTAAAGAAGTCATTCCCAGATAAAGCAGAAGCATTTGTCGGTGGAAACATATCTCATAGTGAATTGGTTGCAGAAAGAGATAGTGATAATATTGGTGAACAAAATCAAATACTTACTCTTGAAATGTGGTTTAGAGATTGGACTACTATGGATGAGGTTGAAGATGAAAGTGGTGAAAAGAAACAAGTACAGAAATATCCAAATGGTAGAGTATTAACTTGTTGTCCAGATATAGGTGTAATACTTGCCGATAAGAAAAACCCATATAAAGATGGTAAATTCCCATTCTTAATGATGAAAGATTATGATGTGCCTTTTGAGTTTTGGGGAAGAGGAGAAGTAGAACAAATACTTTCACCTCAAATATATATGAATGAACTTACAAATCAAATAATAGATAATGCTAAGACTACTGCTAATATGCCTTGGATAATAGATAAGAACTGTGGTATTGCACCTGGTAAACTTACTAATAGACCAGGACTTGTTATTCGTAAAACTCCAGGTACAGAAGTTAGAAGAGAAACTCCTCCATCTATGCCAATGTATGTTAGAGATAGTATTGATGTGATGAAAAAAGATATTCAAGATGTATCTGGTGTGTTTGACTCTTTAAAGGGAGAAAAACAAAGTGGTGTGGTCGCGGCTCAAGCGATTATGGCACTCCAGGAAGCGTCACAAGCACGTATTAGACTAAAGATAAAGATAATGGAACAAAACCTTGGAGAACTGGCTACAATGTGGTATTCACGTATGCAACAGTTTTGGAAGTTTAACAAATGGGTTAGAGTAACCGATATTGAAAACAATGTTGAGTTTAAAGAGATAACTCCAGAAATGCTTCAAAACGATTTTGATATAAGAATAGGTGCAGGTTCTACAATGCCTACCAATAAAAACGCAATGCTTGATTTAATGATTAGATTAGCTCAAACAACTGCCGAAGATGGTATGCCTATGGTTGATAGAAAATCTATACTTGATTTTCTACCTAATGTTGATAAGAAAGCTATACTTTCTAGGTTTGATGCTAAGATGCAAGAACAACAAGCTAAAGAACAGGAACAAGCAGGTCAACAACAAGAAATGCAACAAGCACAACAACTTGGACAACAACAAGTACAAACTATTCAAGAAAGCTTAAAAGGTTTATCGGATATGATGGGTATGGTTAATAAACAAGTTGATGAGTTAATGAAAGATAAAGTACAAAGAGAAGAAGAAGAGTACAAAGATGAGATAGAAAACAAAGGATATGAAAGAGGTATTAAGGATGGCGAAAGTATGCAAACCGAAGAAACAGGTAAAGAAGGTAACAAAGAAGAAGCCGTGTTAGAGGAAGAAGAAGCTCAACCACAATTATCTGATGATGAACAAGCACAACTAAGTA